TCAGAAAATAATACTTGACATATGGTTATAATTTTAGTATAATATACATATGAAAAATACAGAATACAACGAACACAAAACAGTTAATATGTGGAACTCAGAAACAAAAGAGTTTGAAACATACCATTACGGAGAGTGCAAACATTGTGGAGCAACAGTACAGTCAACGAATGGCGAGTGCCCACATTATAAGTGCTGGATTGCGTAATGAATTTATTTTATTTAGATGAAGACCTAGACAAATGCGCAGAGTATCATGTCGACAAGCACATAGTAAAGATGCCTCTCGAGGCAGCACAACTCTTATGTACTGCGATATGGATTGATGCCAAACTAGGTTTTGTACCCCGTGCGCTTGACAAGGACGAACGTGAGGTACTAAATAGTGAGAAAGCCAAGATTAAGCACCTACCGCTTGACCAGCGACCACTCACGCCCTACCTGCCGATGATGTATAATCATCCGTGTACGATATGGGTAAGGTCGAGCTTGGATAACTTTGAGTGGACTCATTGTTATGCTAACGCATTGAATGATGAGTACCACTATCGTTATGGTAAACAACACAAATCTATAGTAGAAGTAGTAAACAAACTACCTGAGCCAAAGAATATGCCCAGACTAGGATTTACAGAATTTGGACTAGCAATGCCAGATGAATTGAAAGACTACGATAATCCTATACAGAGTTATCGGGACTACTACCATCTTGACAAAGCTACATTTGCAGCATGGTCTCACAGAGACAAGCCTCATTGGTGGAATGAAGATTACGCCGACTATGAGGAGAGAATAACAGCAAAATGATTAAGATAGAAGCTGGAGGATATACCTTCACATTTAACGATGGCACTTCAGAGAAAGCTCAAAAAGAAGCCATTAAAACATATTTAGAAAGAGGAAACTACTTTAGAAATATCATCATGCGAAAGTCTGATGGCAGCGAAGTACACCTAGGAAATGGAGTAAGAAAACATGGGAAAAGACACACCTCTTAGTACACTATTAGGAATAACAAACGAACCACTAGAAACTATGTCTAAATCTGATATGCTTTTAAATAATTTAGAGACACAACAAGCAAAGACTAGACAAGAGATACATTTATTAGAAGAAGAATTAGCTGATAAGAAAGAGTATCTATTAAAAATAGTTGGTGGAATTGAAACTTTAAATGAATTGCAAAAGTGAGAATAGTAATAGAAGAAAATTTCTACCCTGACCCTGATAAAGTGAGAGAACAGGCACTTGCTATGTTCTTTCATCCAGGGCAACAAGGAAAACAAACTAAGTTTCCAGGTCAACGAAGTAGAGGAACTTTCTCAAAACAGAACAGACTATATGTGAGAAATAGATTATCGCATATGTTGAATAGAAATATAATCGACTTTCAACACGATACTAGCAACTGTGCTTTTACTTTAGGAACTGTACGAGATAAGTCTCCACAAAATTGGATTCATCATGATGCAACCAATGTCAATAAAGAACTTACATATGGTGGGACAGAGTATGCAGCAGTTATATATCTATCTCCTGAGCCAGACCCTACAGCAGGTACTGCGTTTTTTAGGAGTAGAGAATCAAAAACCATATGGAAAACAAAGGACGTGACTTTTGACAGTACAACAGGATTTAAAGATGTATGGGAAGGACACCCTAACTTTGATATCCATATGTTCTCAGCAAATATATACAACAGAGCAATAGTATATCCAGCAAGATACTGGCATGCTCCCTCTAATGCAGGGTGGGGCTACGATAAACAAACAGGCAGACTTGTACAAGTTTGCTTTTTCATGGTAGAACAAGGGGACTATGATGACAGAATACAACAGTAATAAGTTTAACGAGGACGAAGCACTCAAAACGCTTCAAAGCTATATTGAGTCCACATACGATGGACATTATAGTATGAATAAGATACAGTCTACTGAGTTCATATTTGACGCAGGGCATGGAGAAGGTTTCTGTTTAGGAAACATAATAAAGTATGCACAGAGATATGGAAAGAAAGATGGAAAGAACACAGCAGACTTATTGAAGATTTTACATTACGGAATTATTTTATTAGGGGCAACATATGAGAACGAAAAAACACGAAAATCTCACACAAGCAAATATAACCAAGGTAATTGAGTTATTAAACCCTACCGATGGTAGTAAACCAATCACTAAGAAAGAAGCATGTAGTATACTAAACATAGCTTACAACACCACTAGATTGGGTAATATCATTGGAGAGTTTCATGAGATGCAAGAGTTCCGTGCAAAAAGAAAAGCACAGAACAGAGGTAAGGCGGCAACGCCACAAGAAATTAGAACTACAGTACAAATGTATTTGGAAGGAGATAATATAAGTGATATCGCTAAATCATTATACAGGTCTCCAGCGTTTGTCAAAGGTATTATCGATAGAATCGGAGTACCACAAAAGTTGGCAATGACCGACTATGAAGGAAGAAGGAACGCAATGCTACCAGAACAGTGTGTAGCAGATGAGTTTCAACCTGAAGAAAGAGTTTGGGCAATCAGACAAAACTATCCAGCGATAGTAAAAAGAGAATTAAAACCTGAGCTCTCAGACGAGAGGGGTTACAAAGTATATCTTGTAGATACAATAGAGTGTACACAAGATGATTTAAAAAACACATACTTCCCACATCTAACCCATGCTGGTAAACAATATTGTTTAGCATCATATGAGATGGGCAGTCTAAGACATTTACAAGAGTATATGTAATAAGGACATTTATGTCAGAATATATTGTAGCCATGTGGCTTTCTGCATGGTTACTACAACTTTACACAATTTATTATCCTGTGATGAGGAGAATTCCTCATGGGCATATAGTAAGAAAACAATGGTTTATTTCCTACAGCGTAGTATTTATCTTTGCTATCTTGCTAGTACCATTTTCACTACCAGCTATGTTAAATGAGAATCAGAGGATTAGATATCAGAATGGATTTCTGAGAGGATTATTAGGAGAAAAATAATGGCGTATATAGGAAACCCCTACTACGATGCACTAGAAGCAAAGTATATAGCACAGATTAAAGAAGCACAAGCAGTGCTACAAACATACTTTCAAAACTCAGTAGGTATTGGAGAGCACTCTGATTTATTGCCTGAGTTTGACAAGTGGGTAGAACAACTTGCAAGTGCTGATGAAAAACTACAAGCTTTACGCAAGTTGCTTAAAAAATGAATCAAGTACTAATACTTGAAGTAGGTAGTACGAAGATAGGTGTAGTAAGAAATCCTTATGAACGTGCCGTCTTTCACTATATGCATGGACTAAATTGGATTGGTTTTGATAACTGGATTCAAGAAAATAATTTAGTTGGTCAAGTAGATTCTTATAAAAAATGTACAGAACTAATTGCATTTGATGACTGGGAAAATGAATTAAAAAATTTAAAGCTAGATGTAAAAGATATATCAGTTATGCAAGGTCAAAAAACAATAACGGACTGGAAAAGCTGGTACACTTTAAAAAGTAAACAAGTAATTACTGAAGTGTTCAAAGATGATATACTTACCTATGGTTTTAGCTACTAAAAAATAGTTCTTGACTCATGCTTAAAATTCTTGTATAATATATTTATATTAAGGAAATAAGCAATGAGTGATAGATTTTACCAACAAATGCTAGAGACCACAGGTTGGGCTCCAGGTTATCGTAATACCTCAACTCTTGCCGAATACAAACAAAACTATAAATTAAAAAGGAAAAGAAACATGGCGTGGACAGACGAAAGTAAAGAACAAGCAGTTGAAATGTATACTGCTGAAGAACCAACTCCAGAGAATAGCATGGAGATTGTACAGATGATTGCTGAAGAATTAGGCGAGAGCCCAAATGGTGTCAGAATGATTCTAACAAAAGCAGGTGTTTATGTTAAGAAAACACCAGCAGTCAAATCCTCATCAGGTGGAGGCGGTGGCAGAGTAAATGTCGCAGCTGCACAAGATGGATTGATTAAAGCTATTAGTGATATGGGCGAAGAAGCTGACAGTGCTATCATCAGTAAACTAACTGGTAAAGCAGCTGTATACTTCACAAACTTAATCAACAAACTTAACGATTAATACCCCTGGAATGTGGGCAGTCTTCGGACTGTCCGCACTTTTTTACATCTAAAAGAATCACCTTACAGAGTGACACCATGATTGGACGGTAATAGATATTAACCTACCAACAGGAATCACATGAAGAAAGAAGATTTTGTTAGAAAATTAGACGATGCTGGGGATGCAATCGTCACATACAGAAGTCAAAACAGTCGTAGGCTAAAATATAACGTATGCACGAGTGACTTTGACAATAAGTATATACAATCTAAAAGGAATAGAGCAAAACCGAATAATAAACAAGTATTATTATTTTGTTGGGATACTGACTCTTATAGATTGTTAGTCCCTGACAATGTAACTTCTATTGTACCCCTATCAAGGATATTGAAAAATGATAGAACTACATGAAGCACCAGCTGTCTATGAAAAAGAAATAAGTTATAACGAAGCAAAATCTGAAAAAGTATTCGTTATGATAAATACTTTTCGTGGAACAGAGTATCTACATATTAGAAAGTATTATCAAGACTTTGATGAAGAATGGAAACCTACCAAGGATGGCATTGCCATGCCTTTAGATTTTAATAATAGTCGTGGACTATTTGAGGCGTTGGTTGAGATTCTGTCAATATCAGAGGTCAAAGGAGTGCTAGAAACTCATTTCAAAGAAGTTCTCGATAAGATATACTTATAGCTCTAAAAAATAATACTTGACAAATCCTTAAAATTTCTGTATAATATTCTTATGAATAAAACAGAATACCTAGAATTATGTAATCGAAAGTATGCAGAGGGTAATCCTATATTACCTGACGAAGTATACGATAGACTCGTAGAGAATACCGAGTTGGAAACACAAGTAGGATACAAACCTCAGGACAAACCGTACTATAATATACCTCCTACAGATTCACGATTCAAACACCCTTACCCAATGTATTCATTACAAAAAGTCTTTGTCGGAGAAGATAAAGAACCAGATTGGGATTCCAAAAAACCACACATAATGACTGCCAAGTTGGACGGTGCAGCTGTGTCTATAACTTATATAGAAGGCGTACTAACACAGGCTCTCACTCGTGGTGATGGTAAAGCAGGACTAGATATTACTGGAAAAATAAAAACTTTAGTGCCAAATAAAATATGGAGTAAAGGACTGAAACAGATTACTGGAGAAGTTGTTGCACCTAAGAACATACCAAATGCTAGAAACTATGCAAGTGGTGCTTTGAATCTAAAGGACTTAGAAGAATTTAAGTCTCGTAATCTGACATTTATAGCTTATGGAGTACAGCCAGCAATTTGTGCTGAGTGGACTGAAGATATGAGTATGATAAAAGATATGGGATTTAACACTGTCACACAAAGTGATTGGAATGAATTTCCTCACGATGGCAAAGTTGTAAGGGTCGACTCTAATATATATTTTGAAACATTAGGCCACACTTCACACCATCCAAGAGGAGCTTTCGCTCTAAAAACAAGACAGGCTGGAGTAGTTACTCGGCTCTTGGACGTTGAATGGAATGTCGGGAAGTCAGGTGCTGTTTCGCCAGTTGCGATTCTAGAGCCATGTGTGATAGGAGAGGCAACAGTTAGTCGTGCCACCTTACACAATATCGGATATATCGAAGCATTAGACCTACAAATAGGTTGTAATGTAGAAGTTATTCGTAGTGGAGAAATAATACCTCGAATTGTAAAACGAGTATGAAGTACTTAAGCGAACTTATTAGTAAATTTTTAGAGTGGTCTTTCAAAAGAACTGCACAAAAACAATTTGATAAGTCTATGCTAGAGTATAGGGACTCTGATAATACATGAGTGGTGGAGTATATAATAAAACTTTTTTTGAAAACCATCCGTGGGAAAAAGAAAAAGAAGGCGTCCTCTATGGGATAGTGTTAGTAAACAAGGCAACATGGGAACGAGAAACTATAAAAGTCGGCATCGCAAAAGGGCGAACATTCAAAGACGTAGTAAAGCGAGGGCGTGGATTTACAAACTACGACATCAGGATACAGAGGATTTGGACAGGAACGATATACAACTGTTGGAGATGGGAACAGAAACTACACAAAATGTACAAGAATGACAGACACAAAACCGCCCACCATTTTGGAGGGCATACGGAATGCTTTACAATGGACTCGAAAATCCTACACAGCTTCCCCAAGAAAGATGAAATTTACAGGGATTAGCGAAGGGTTTCACGATGCAGCTATTGCAGTCGTAGAAGGAAACCAAATACTCTTTGCCGCACAAGCGGAGAGATACACTCGTGTCAAGAATGATAAGCGTTTACCTTTAAACTTAAGAAAGTTAACAGCAGATACTACAACTATATTCTACGAAGATACTAAATTAAAGAATGAACGTAGAAAGAAGTATGGAATGTTACCTAGTTCTGCTGGTCAGTTTGTAGACACTCACATGAAACACCATGAAAGCCATATGGCTGCAGCGTATTATACAGCGCCTTTCGTACCAGATGCTACAGTAGTAATTGATGCGATTGGAGAGTATGATACAGCAAGTGTATGGGTTGATGGAGAGAAAGTTTGGAGTAGACAATATCCTTGGTCATTAGGACTATTTTATAGTGCTATAACGAAACGTATAGGACTTAAGCCTAATGAAGATGAGTACATAACTATGGGTATGGCTGCCTATGGTACACCCTGTATAGACATGAGTAGTATAGTACATGAAGATTTACACAAAGGCATCCCTTGGAAAAAGTGGATGTTTAAAGCGCCTGAGGACATCGCCGCCTCAGCACAGCTACATTTAGAGTATGAAATCGAACAGATATTCGATATAGCCAGAAGGTATGGAGATAGCGTTGCATATGGTGGAGGAGTTGCACTGAACTGTGTAGCAAACTCTAAAATTCGTAAGAAGTTTAAAAATATGTGGATATTTCCTAACCCTGGGGATGCAGGTAGTGCATTAGGTTGCATACTAGCACATACAAAAAGGCGAGTAGAATTTAAAGATATGTTTTTAGGATATGATATACAAAGATATATAAATCCTTTAGATGTAGTAAGAGAACTAACTAACAATAGACTATGTGGAGTAGCAAATGGAAAAGCAGAATTTGGACCTCGTGCGCTTGGTAATCGTAGTCTTCTTGGTGACTGTCGTTATGACATCAAAGACACAGTCAATGATGTTAAGAAACGGCAAAAGTTTAGACCCTTCGCTCCCGCGATACTGGAGGAGTTTGTAGATGAATACTTTGAAGGGTATTGTAATGAGTATATGCAATATGTTGCAAAAGCTAAACATGATTACAACTCAGTCACGCACGTTGACGGAACAGCAAGAGTACAAGTGGTTAGAAAAAACAGTAGGTCAATATTACGACCTATACTAGAAGAATGGTACGAACTTACTAAAGTACCAATGTTATTAAATACAAGTTTAAATATAAAAGGACAACCTATGGTAAACACATGGGAACACGCCCAGCAATTTGAAGAGAGGTATAAAGTAAAAGTACTATGATATATTGGAATGGATGCAGCTTTGTACAAGGCATGGAATTAGTGCAACCACTAAAAGATGGATTTCCTCATTTGGTTAGTAAACATTTTAATCAAGAATGTAAGAAACAATCAAAAGTAGGTGGCAGTAATGAAAGAATGTTTAGAACAAGTACACAGTATTTAGCATTTCATAAACCAAAACTCGCAGTTTTTTGTTGGACTACACCAAATAGATTCGAATATTTAGCTGAAGGAAATAACTGGAGAAATGCTGGTTGGTCATCTTTTGGATTTGATAAAAGAAAACTAGAAATCAATCCTGAGTTTAGCCAAATAGTAAAGCATCCTGGTATGTCTAGAAAGCATCACATAGGTTTATCTAATTACGGAATCTATGTCAGAAATGTTAGGTATAATTTAATACAAACAATTACTTTTATAAATGCAATGAAAAAATACTGTGAAGCAATGGAGATACCTAGCTTACACTATTTTATTTCTAAGGGTCAGTTGACCCATGCTTTGCATACACTAGACGAGACATATTATGAAGCAACAAATATAGTATGGCAAGAATTTGCACCTACCAGACAGCAATGGTTAGATTTAATACCTGAATTAAAAGGAGAAGATTTCTATACCTTATGTCAAAGACACAAAGTAGCTTTTGGTGTAAAAGACCATCCCCTTGAAGATGGTCATCAACTAATGGCTGATAGAATAATAAAGGATATTTATGATAAAGAATTGGATAAACAGTTTAGTTAAAAAAGTAAAAGCGATATACTTTTACTATAAACACAGAAACATTGAAATGGAAACTCATATCTATGAGGAAGATTAAAAATTTGGTTTGGTCTTTTTCCGTTACCTCATCAAAAAAAGTTCTTGACATGAGGTTAAACTTTTTGTATAATATATAATATATTTGAGAGAGAAAAGAAATGACAACAATTATACCACCAACCAACTGTCCTTGTTGTGACTCTATACTAGAGTTAGTAAACGAGCAGTTGTTCTGCAGAAACACAAAGTGTCCTGCACAGTGGAGTAAAAAGTTGGAGTCCTTTTCATCTTCTCTTAAAATTAAAGGGCTTGGGCCAGCAACTATCGATAAGTTAGGTGTTGAATCATTGCCCGAGCTTTATGAACTTACTGTATCTGACGTACAAGATAGATTAGGGTCTCAAAGATTAGCTGAGAAACTCATTGATGAACTAGAAAAATCAAAGAGTAGCAAGCTGGTAGATATTCTGCCTGCTTTCTCAATACCACTTATTGGTCGGTCGGCTTCTCAAAAATTATGCGATACAATATCAAACATCGAAGATATTAGCGAGAACAGTTGTACTGAGGCAGGTATCGGACCAAAAGCATCAGCTAACTTGGTAAACTTTATGGAGACTGAATTTTATCCTAACAGATACATAGACACACTACCCTTCAATTGGAATAATAAAATAGTAAAAAAGAAAGAGGTCACAGGTGTTGTATGTATATCAGGTAAGTTAAAAAGCTACCCTACAAAGGCTCATGCTACGAAAGTACTAGAGTCATACGGATTTGTAGTAAAATCAAGTCTGACAAAAGAATGTACTCATCTTATAAATGAGTCAGGTATTGAGTCAGCAAAGACACAGACAGCTCGTGACCGAGGTGTTTTAATAATAACAAATATAAAACATTTAATAGAGGAATATTAAAATGGCATTACCAAAATGGACAGATGAAAGAACTCAACAATTGACAGACTTCATCGGTGGAGAAAGCCCTGTATCACAGGCAACTGTAGCTAACGCTGCAGAAGAACTAGAAACTTCAGTAAGAAGTGTTAGTTCAAAACTAAGAAAGATGGGTTTTGATGTTGAACTAGCTTCAGCTTCAGCAACTAAATCTTTCTCAGACGAGCAAGAATCTACTCTTGCAAACTTTGTGCAAGACAACAGTGGTTCTTACACATATGCAGAAATTGCATCAAACTTTGAAGGCGGAGCTTTTTCAGCTAAGTCAATTCAAGGTAAAATCCTTTCTATGCAGTTAACAGAACATGTTAAACCTGCACCTAAAGTTGAGACTGTTAAGTCTTACAACGAACAGGAAGAAGGACAGTTCGTATCATTAGTTAATGATGGTGCGTTCATTGAGGATATCGCAGAAGCTTTAGGCAGAAGTGTTAACTCAATCAGAGGAAAAGCTTTATCACTCTTAAGAGCTGGTGAAATCAATGCTATTCCTAAGCAGAAAGAAACCAAAGGTTCAAGCAAAGCTGACCCTTTAGCAGGTGTCGACATTGACGGCATGACTGTTGAAGAAATTGCTGATGAAATCGGCAAAACAGTAAGAGGCGTGAAAACAATGCTTACTAGAAGAGGCTTACAATGCTCAGACTATAACGGAGCTGCTAAAAAAGAAATAGGCTAATACCTATTCATCATCGGGCGAGCTTCCCTTATGGGTTGCCTCGCCTTTTTTATAATTTAATATTTGTTTTGGGAGAGACAATTGACCTTAGAGAGTGCATTACTCAAGCAAATACTTGCGAACGGAGACTTTCAGACTTGGAATGGACTGAAAGAACACTACTTCCCTGAAGGTGAGTACCGAAAACTGTGGAAGATAGTAGATAAGCACGTACACAAGTATCATGACTTGCCTACATTTGAAGATTTAAAACTAGAGGTTCGTTCAAGAGAACTTCAGGAAAAGATATATGCTATTGAAACAGTAGAAACAGATGTTCCCTCAGAATTACTATTAGATTATCTAAAAAACCAATTTACACAAAGTGAGATTCTTACGAGAATCGAATCTTTTGTAGAAAACCAAATAGCTATCGGCGATGCTCGTGAGAACATTGACTTGTTGCAAGAGATTGTAGTGCAAGTAGAAGATAGGGTAGAGACCAACGACGAAAACGAAAGTATGGATTCTATCGAGCTATTTGATAGTGAGGAAGATTACGCTAAGTATCTACCTCTGGGTCTTAATCACGAATATGATTTTGACTATAAATTCTCTCCCAAAGACCTGGTCGTTGTTGGCGGAAGTCGTGGTGGAGGTAAATCATTTACTTGTTGTAATGTTGCAGTATCGGCTGCCGAAAAAGGTAAGTCGTCTTTGTACTTTACAATCGAAATGGAACCAAGACAGATTCTTCAAAGAGTCTGTGCTATGGCATGTAATATTCCTATCAAACGAATCAATACTAAAAATCTATCTCCTATGGAGTGGCATAAAGTAGCTGATTGGTGGGCAGGAAGATTCGAGAATGGAGATGAAGCTAGGAAAGAGTTCAACGAACACGAAGATTTTGATAAGTTCCATTATCAACTGACTCGTAATCCTTTGCGCACAGATGTTCCTCAAATAGACATCTACTATGACCCAAGTCTTACACTAGCTAAAATTATTAGCGTAGTAAGACAAAAGGTTGCGTCTACTCCAGACCTTGGCATAGTTATTGTGGATTACCTTAACCAAGTCAGACGCCACAACGCTCCCAGTCGTGGCGGTCAATACGAATGGACTGAACAAATAGAGATATCCAAAGGGTTAAAAGCATTAGCCCAAGAGAACAATGTCCTTGTTCTCTCAGCATTTCAAACAAACGAAAAAGGAGAAGCACGATTCGCCAAGGGTATCCTTGACGCAGTTGATGCTGCCTATAGTATTCAGCATTGGGGCGATACAGAACCAGCAATTAAGTTGAAATGTGATAAGATGAGAAATGGAAAAGTAGAAGGATTTGTTTCTTCTATGAACTGGGACAGCTTACGTATTGGACCTCATACAGAGATAGACCCAGACGAGAAAGCTGAGATGAAAGAAGCAATGAGTACAGGAGAAAGTGCATATGACCTTTAAAGATAAAATACAGAAAAGACTAGATGTATTACAATTTATGATGGAAAATAATATACACTTATCAGACCCCAACGGGTGCATGGAGTATACACTAACTATCAGCAAATTTTGGTCAGTTCTCTCAGAAGAAGATAGAGATTATATCCAAGGATGTCAGTCTTCAATCGAAGAAGGGTGGGAGTGGAAATGATTTTATACACAGAAGCACAATTAAAAATAGCTTATCAAAAATACTTAGGAAGATTAATGCATGCAAATGTACAGGGCGTAGAAGTGCCTTTTCCTACACTAGAAGATTTTAGAACCATTTACGAGGACGAGTGGACACAGAGATATAAGGAAATGAACAATGAATAAAGTTTTAATATTATGTCCTGGTAGAACAGGTAGTAGTAGACTACAATCTGCTATATGTAAAGCGCATAATTTAGACTGGCTTTCTGAACCTTTTAACTGGGAACGCAGAGATATAAATGCACAGAAAGATGGATTCAGTTTCATAGATAGAGTTAAGTACTGGAAAAATATACCTAATAAAATATGTGTAAAACAACTAAGTCATTATACTCAGTTTCCAAACGGATTCCCTACTGATAAAATGGGACAAGACCCTGTGAAATTTTATGAAAACATATATTTAAAGCAAGGTGGTTATGAGAAAAAGTTAAATTTCTATATGGAATATATGCGTGAATTTGATAGAACAATACTGCTATCAAGACGAGACTTTGGAGATTGTTTTAAAAGTCATCTACTAGGGGCATATTACAGAGCCAATGAAGGTAAGTATGAGTGGAGCTATAGTTCACACTATGAAAATAAAGATGTAATATATGATGATAGTGCAAGTTTTCTTTTAAATTTATGTATAGATTCTTTTAGATTAGTAGAAGAAATGTCTAGAAAAACAGGAATATCTATACTGTATTACGAAGATTTATATACAGACAAAGAAATTTTTATAAAAACAAACAAAGAATTTGATTTAGGATTAGAGGATTATTATGAAGAAATGTTTAATCCTAAGTTTAGATTAAGATGGCCAAAGGAGACGTCATGGCGTACGACAGAGTAAGTAGAGAAACAGCAGAATTAGTACCCCTTCCTCCGCATACTTGGTATGTGAGAACAGTTGGGTGGTTACTAGAGCAAGAAAAAGTAAAAGAGAACATAAAGAATGTTCCAATAAATGAAAAGTTAAGGGAAAGTTTGGCAAAAGACGGAGTAAAATCTCCCATACTCTGTATGCCAAACTGGTACCCCATAGCAGGGAGTCAGAGGATGAGATGTCTTCAGGAACTCCCTGCCCTACATGGGCAAGAGATAAGAGTATGTCGATTCGATAAAGAATGGTGGTTAGTATTCTATCTATGGGGTCAGACGAAAGAAAGAGACAGAATTGTAGCAATCTATTTCCAAATGCTAGAATTAGTGTGGAAGTCAATGTACTATGAGGAGAATGGTACAGATTCTATGGGAACAGACTACAAAATATTTGAAAAAATTGGCGATGAGCTAGAGGGATGGAAACACAAACAATGAGATATGTAATTACAGGAGGCGGAGGCTTTATAGGCTCACACTTAGCAGAAAAACTAAGAAAAGAAGTTAATGATGAAATAGTAGTAATTGATAAGATATCAAATCATGGCAATACTAATAATCTAAATACGAGTGAGTATACATACTACCTAGCTGACATAGCTGATTCAGAAATAATGATGAAAGCATTACAAAAAGATGATATAGTATTTCATCTTGCAGCACAGCCGCACGTAGACTTATCTTATGTTAGTCCTATGGAAACTACTATTAGTAACGTACTAGGAACACATAGTGTACTAAACTCATGCCAACAGAATGAAGTTAAAAGTCTAACAGTAATGAGTACAGATGAAGTATATGGGTCTACTAATGCTATAGATAGTAACACTAAACTTGACCCAACTAACCCGTATAGTGCAACCAAAGCGGCTGCAGATATGATGGTTAATAGTTATAAACACATGTACCCTGATATGAAGATTAATACTCTTAGGTCAAATAATATTATCGGACCTAGACAGTTTATAAGAAATATAATACCTAGATTCTCACTCCAAGCCCTAACGGGTAGGAATATAACCTTGCACGGTAAGGGAGAAGCTAGAAGAAGATACTTGTGGGTAGAGGACGCCGCAGATGCTTTGTGGAGAATATCTAAAAGTGACTACAATCATAAGATATATAATATTGGACATCCCGAAGTTTACTCTAATTTAGATGTAGCAAAAATTATATGTGACCATTTGAACGTTGGTTACGATATTATTCAAACAACTGATGATAGAATTTTCAATGATACAATATATCCGTATAACCCAACAGATATTTTTAATGATTTAGGATGGTCATATACAATCAATCCTTCCGTGTCAATACCTCGAACAATCGACTGGTACAAAGAGAACATTCGATATTTTGAAAAATTCTTTGATATACTATGAGTGAGTATGAAAAATTGAATGGAGGCATGCGATTTGCACCAGACCCACAATGGATAAAAAATAGTTTCAATCATCACTGGATGGGATTATGTCATCTAATATCTTGCTTAAATATTCAACACGGCAAGATGATAGAGATAGGTTCTTATGCAGGAGAAAGCACAGCAATGTTTGCTTCTAGTGGTAAATTTATAAGTATAGATACGATAGACCCTTATTATTGGTCTGGTAGTCATGAAGTAGAGATGGAATATAAAGTTAATACTAGACACTGGGATTATATAAAACAACACAAATATTACAGTCAAGACATACATGGCAAATTTAATAATGATAAGTATGATTTTGTATACATTGATGGAGACCACAGCGGTGAGAATGTAGCTAGAGACATAGCACAATACTTTCCGAAAGTCAAAAAAGGTGGCTATATAGGTGGACACGATTATTCAAAGAATCACTGGCCAGATGTTGTAGACGCAGTAAACAAGGTGTTTCCAGTCGTTGATACATTTGCAGACACAAGTTGGTTATGCCAAAAATAGTTCTTGACAAATCCTTAAAATTTTGATATAATATATTTAATTATGATAGCAGAAGACTTATTAAGAGAGAAGAAAATTGATTATCGCATAAGCGGACAGGATGCCGTAGTGTCCTGCCTTAACCCAGAGCATGATGACAGTAATCCGTCTATGCGTATAGATAGGGTAACTGGCGTGTTCAATTGTTTCTCATGCGGTTACAAAGGTAATCTGTTTACATACTTTGGTGCACCTGCTTCTCCACTAGAAGTTCGTATGCACCGTATTAAAGAATCAATCAACAAAGTCAGGTCAGCAACTGTCGGTATCCAACTCCCAAAGGATAGACTATCGTGGAAAGGTGGTGGAATCAGAAATATATCTGAGGAGACTCTAGCTAAATGGGATGCGTTCACATGGAACGTTCCTAAGTTTGAGAATCGAATCATCTTTCCGATACGAGATATCACAGGCAAGACGGTGGCTTTAATAGGAAGGAGCTTAGATGACTTCAGTCCTAACAAATATTACATTTACCCTAACGGTGTAGAAATGCCTTTCTGCCCAGCTAAGGTAAAACCAATACAAAACAGAGTTATCCTTGTAGAAGGAATCTTTGATGCACTTAACCTATGGGACAAAGGGCTCAAGAATACTGTATGTTGTTTTGGTACACAGCAAGTAAACTGGGTTAAGCTTAGTTTATTAAAACTCCAAGGGATAACTGGTATAGATATCATGTTTGATGGAGATGAAGCAGGAAGGCAAGCTGGTGAGAAAGCCAAAGACCTTGCAGAAAAACTAGAGATGTCTGCAAGAGTAGTAAAACTAAGAGATAACATAGACCCTGGCAACTTAACAAGACCAGAGATAGAAAGATTAAAGGAAAAATTATATGGCTAAAGTAGCACTAATAGAAACAACAATGTCCAGCACGAACTGGGATAAGTACTTTGAGTTTGAATATGATAGGTTTGCCCTGTGTTCAGATAGTTCAAAGAAGAAAATTTTGAAAAGAGATGTTGATATCGAAATCGATATCGATGCGTACGAATGGCTTATTGTTGTAGGTTCAGAGCCTTTCAAAATGTTTACAAAAAAGACATCAATAACTGAGTACAATGGAAAAGTTGTTGATTCTAAGTTTTTAGCAATAATCAATCCTGCAATGATAAAGTTCCGACCAGAAGCAAAGAAGTCGTTCGAGGAAGCTGTCGAGAGTATTACGGGTTATGTAAGCGGAGAACTACAACAAATGACCATACCAAAAGACAGATGTTATGGCATACAAGACACAGAAGAATTAAACGCTTGGTTAAAGAAAGCACTAGATGCACCAGGCGATTTTATTGCACTTGACTCAGAGACTTCAGCACTATATTGTCGTGATGGCTATATGCTAGGATTCTCTATGTCATATGAACCTGAGCATGGTATCTATGGAGACTGTGATTGCATGGATGAAGAATCAGAAAGACTCATGCAAGAAATATTCAACAAGAAAAGAGTAGTCTTTCATAATGCAAAGTTTGATTTACAATGGTTTGAGTATCATTTCAACTTCGAGTTTCCACATTTTGAAGACACTATGCTTATGCACTATATGTTTGATGAAAGACCAGGCACACATGGCTTGAAGACACTAGCAATCAAACATACTCCATATGGAGATTATGAAGCAGAACTCTCAAACTGGATTGCAGACTTCAAGAAAAGAACAGGTATACTCAAAGATTCATTTGATTATAGTATGGTTCCTTTTGATGTTATGCAGAACTATGCTGGTATGGATGCGATAGTAACATATCTATTATTTGAAAAGTTTGAGAAAGCATTGAAAACAAATGACAAACTGTATGGAGTCTACAAAAGAATCTTAGTAGAGGGTTGTAGATTTCTAAAACAAATAGAAGGCAATGGTGTCCCATTCGATAAGACTCGTCTAGAGTTTGGACAGAAGCGTATGGGCGAAGACATTGACGCAGCAGTAAAAGCTCTGAATGAGTTTCCTGAAGTAAAAAGATTTATTGCAGACAATCAAGGATTCAACCCAAACAGTACATTACAACTTAGAACTTTATTATTTGACTATTGTGGACTTAAATCTGATAAGAAAACCGCAACGGGTGCACTCAGTACAGATGCTGAAGTACTTGGTAATCTTGCAGAAGAACATGGAGTACCAAAACATATTCTAGAAGTTAGACAGAAAGTTAAAATCAAGAATACATATCTTGATAAGATTATACCTAACTTAGATAGAGATGGTAGACTTCGTACAGGTTTCAATCTTCACGGTACAACCAGTGGTAGATTGAGTAGTAGTGGTAAACTGAATATGCAACAGCTTCCAAGAGACAATCCAACAGTTAAAGGTTGTATCAAAGCAAAAGCTGGAAACAAAATAGTTGCAATGGACTTAACAACAGCAGAAGTATACTGTGCAGCTGTACTTGCAAATGATGTTGGACTTATGAATGTATTCAAGTCTGGCGGTAATTTTCATAGTACGATTGCGAAACAAGTATTCAGACTGCCAGGGGATGTTGACGACATAGCAACAAACTTTGGTGCGCAAAGACAACAAGCAAAAGCTGTTACCTTTGGCATCATGTACGGAGCAGGACCGAAAAAGATTAGTGAACAAGTAACAAAGGATAGTGGAGAGTATTTCAGTATGCAAGATGCAGCGAATACTATTAAAGATTATTTCGAGGCGTTCCCTAAACTTCGTGAATGGCTAGACAACCAAAAGAAATTTATTCAAGCGAATGGATTTGTTTACAGTAGGTTTGGCAGAAAGAGAAGATTACCTGATGTCCATTCACAGGACAAAGGAATCGCCTCACATGAAGTGCGTAGTGGAATCAACTTTCTAGTACAATCTGTTGCATCTGATATCAACCTTATGGGCGGTATAGATATGCAAAGATATATCGAAAAGACTGGTATGAAGTCTAAGATATTTGCACTTGTTCACGATTCGGTTTTAGCAGAAGTACCTGAAGATGAAATAGAACACTACTCAGAAAAACTACAAGAGTTCATACAAAAAGATAGAGGACTATCAATACCAGGCGCACCAGTCGGATGTGACTTTGATGTTGCTGATGACTACTCACTAGGCAAGTTTGAAAAGTTATATGGTATTTAGTGAAATAAATTGGTACTGCGATACAGACTATATGTTAGATGTATGGGAAAAATGTGGTCGTAAACCAACTACTTTAAAAGACCCAAATATAAGTGAGTTTGTGAAGCCATTGTTAACAGTATTTGACGCTGCTGTAAAAGAAAAAAAGTACCAAATAGGTGTACTACAAAGAATAAATAGTAAAGAAGAATATGTTGGAAAGAATTGGAAGTCAGCATATATTTGGGGTTTTGACCCTTTTTATGTAAAAATAAATGGAGACAAAGTACACGCAGCAATCTGTGATGTAACTGAGCCCTTAAGTATAGAAGGCGCGCACTTAGCAGTATACACTAGTTTAGACTATAATGCATTAGCATTAGGTTATAATAAATATTGGGGGCAAAACTCTGCTAGAAGAAAAGTAGTAACTACAAAAGAAATATTTGGAGCTCATGTACGTACAGACGACCTTAACATTATGTAACTTTCCGCTATATGTTCTAACACAAGAACCTGAAGTAATAGACGGATTAGTATGGATAAATGATGAGGTAGTAGATGATAGAAATATGTTAGGCGAAACTTTAGGTAAGAGAAGATTACAAACTCCTATGAAAAGTCTGTATTCTTTACATAGACAAATAGATGAGCCTAGAAATGTATATAAACATAGAGGTAAACATTTTATAGATAGTAGCGGTACTTATTATTACAAAGAACTAAAACCTATTGGAGCTATAAAATACCATAAGATTACTACAATAAAAGAAAAACATGGCATAAAAACTATTAGATGCCGAGACTTAGCAATAACACTAAAGACAAGAACTCCACCACCAGTAAATGCAAAATGGTGTGGAGTTTTATACGTAAAGAATATGCCCTGGACATTATGGGAATATAGTGAAACTAAAAAGAAAAACAGGAAAAAGAACGTATGATACATCTAAATGTACATAACTTTATTAATAATTATGAAGTAGAAAGACTAGAGCATGTTATTCATTTGGATGAAGACCAAGTGTTAGGAATACCAAATGATAATATTCATAGACACTACCCTGCATTAACTAGTCAATATCATGTATATAATTGGTTGCAGAATCCTGCAGTTGCTTCTTTAAATTTGCCTGACAGGTTTTTTGATATGAAAGTATTACAACCTTTTGATGAATTATATATTCAGTGTTGGTGTAACATTGTAAGAAAAGGGGAAAAATTAAGTAAACATGTACACGCAGGAATCAAAGGACATAATAAATTCTTTGGAGCAAACTTGTTTATCACTGGTAATACAAAACCAGGCACTTGGTACGAAGGAATAGGCACAGTAGAAAATACACCAGGAACACTAACTTTTTTTGATTGTAAGTTTCCTCATGCTGTTCCTGTTAATAAGGGGGACATTCCTAGAGTTAGTATGGCATTTGATATTTGGTATGAAAAACCACTAGGATATGAAGAGCCTCGTTGGCTTACATTTAAAAGAGAAGAATTAATAACTGACCCCATGGGTCGATGCTGGCCAGATTGGCCTCCAGGAGAATAATATGGTAGATATAGAAAATTTAAAAAAAGCATTAGAACGTAGTATTGTACTTATAGAATTTGAATCGTTAAAAAGCGGTAAAACATACAGTAGAGAGTATACTCTATCTCAAGATTATTTACCATTACCTAACCATATATCACGACAGTCTGGAGATAGATTGATATGTTTTGATATAGATTTTCAGAAATGGGAAGATATACTCCTTACAACTATAATTAAGTGGACAGTAGTAGATTATATTCCAAATAACCCCTACGGAGCTGCGCTTTGGACAGACAAGAACATGGATAAAAATTAATGTGTGGATTTGTAATATCTAATAAGAAAGGTATAGTTCGAGAAGCACTATTACGACAGCGACACAGAGGCCCAGACGGGGTTTCTATGTGGTCTGGTGGCGGTATTGAAATGGGGCATGTACTATTAGATATAAATGGTAGTAATACAATTCAACCGTATACTACAAAGAAAGGAAACATTCTAGTATTTAATGGAGAAATGTATAACTGTCCTATAGAAAACGATACAGAGTGGTTAGGAGAAGGCATGGACAGATATGGATTACGCTTTCTAGAATACAATAATTGGCACGGCTCTGTTGCTTACTTTGATAGAAAAAAGAACGAACTACTTGTCACAAGAGACCACTTTGGTGCTAAGCCGTTATTTTATCAAATGTTATCAGCAACAGACTGGATGTTTAGTACAAGTTTAAGAAGCATGGTACATAAGAAAATTGATGAAAAACATAAAAATTCTTTTGTATTTAATCCTATATGGGCAGGTACAGATTGTCCTTATCAAAACACTTGGAAAGTAGCTCCTGGTCAAACCTATAAGTTTGATTTAAATAAACCAGGAGACCGAGTACATAAAAACTTATGGGACTACTGGAGAATACAATCTAGAAGATTCAAGAAAGAACAAGTTAGAGAAAAACTAATAGCAAGTATACAATCTATTGCTAAAAATAATCAGAAAACAGGAATCTTTTTAAGTGGAGGATTGGATAGTACATTTGCTCTATCAGTAGCAAAAGATATGGACTTAGATTTAACAGCATATATACTAGCTTATGACGAAAAGAAAGGGGCAGTACAAGACCATGATACTTTTAGAAATGAATCCAAAATGGCAATAAAGACTTGCGAAGAGTGGGGCGTACCTTATAAAGTAGCAACACTATATGAAAAAGATGTGGAGCATTATGGAAAAATGTGGATGAATTATACACACTTTCCATGGACAGATAGACTAAGACAAGCACCTAGATATCTACTAGCAAAAACAGCTTCAGAAGACGGGTGTAAAGTTATACTCACAGGAGACAGTGCAGATGAATTGTTTACAGGGTATTATCATCACGAAAAAAGGTGGGAAGAAGGCTATGATGATGAGACTGTAAAAAGAGCAGAAAAGTACAGATGGACTCCCCATAAAATATGGCATGATGAAGACCATTGGAACAATGGCTTATTCTATGATTTATTAGTAACCTCAGAGAATAATATACTAGCAGCTGACCAAACTTGTGGTATGTTTGGTATGGAGTCAAGACCTGTATTTTTACAACAAGATTTTGTAAGATGGATATTTGAACAAGATGGAGCAATTAAGTTTAAAACACACCCAAGCTATCCTAAAGGAACATACAAGTATATTTTAAGAGAACTACTAGGAGATATGCTTCCAGAGCATGTACGAAACAGAAAACAAAAAACAGGATGGTCAAGTCCTTGGAACAACAACGTAGCAGAACTACAAGAAGAATGGAGAGAACAAGATTGGGAAACACTGAAAAGTTATCAATAGGATTTACCTGTGGAGCATTTGATTTACTTCATGCAGGACATATAGTAATGCTCAAAGAAGCAAAGCAAAACTGTGATTATCTAATAGTAGGTTTACAAACAGACCCAAGCATTGATAGGCAAGAAAAGAATACACCTGTTCAATCTGTATTTGAAAGATATGTACAACTACGAGCAGTAAAGTATATAGACGAGATTATTCCATATGACACAGAACAAAGCCTACTAGACTTACTAGAGGCTACAGAAATACATCTTCGATTTGTCGGAGAGGATTATGTCGATAGACATTTTACAGGCAAAGGACTGCATGAGATTTTTTACACAAGTAGACAGCACTCTTTTTCTAGTACGAATTTGAGAAATAAGATACATGAAAGCAGTTCTTAGTAACAGAATATATTTAGAAGTAAATAAAGAAACACACAATTCTATCGAGAAGGAACTTACTTATACAATTCCTGCTCGTATGCCCCAAGACCCTCCTTTAGTATTTAAAACAATTAGATACATAAAAGATGGTTTAATCTCCATACCTATTGGAAGAGTGGATTTGATACCACATGATTACGAAATAATCGATAAGCGTGTTACCTCGCCAATAGAACATGCAGACTTTAAGTTTGATTTACGACCTTCTCAAAAGGCGGTTCATGACGAGATAGATGACAATGCTATAGTAAACGCATGGGTAAGTTGGGGCAAGACATTTACAGGTTTAGCTATCGCAGCGAAGCTTGGTCAGAAAACATTAGTTGTTACCCACACAACTAACTTAAGAAATCAGTGGGAAAAAGAGGTAGAAAAATGCTTTGGAATTAAACCAGGCAGAATAGGTAGTGGAGACTTTAAGACTAATGCTCCTATCGTTATTGGGAATATTCAGAGTTTATACCGAAAAATGACTGACATTAAAAAGATGTTCGGGACAGTTATTTTAGATGAAATGCATCACGTCAGCAGTCCAACTTTTACACGAATTGTAGATGAAATGCCTGCTCGTTATAAAATAGGTCTCACAGGAACACTAGAACGAAAAGATGGACGTCATGTGGTGTTTAGAGATTACTTTGGAAACAATGTATTCAAACCACCTAAAGAAAACTATTTAATACCAAAGATTCATATTGTAAAGTCAGATGTAATATTTCTTGATGGAGCGTATACTCCATGGGCAGAACGTATAAATCATCTAGCGTACAATGAAGAATATGTACATAGCGTAGCTCTGATTGCATCAAAGTATGCAGCACTAGGGCACAAAGTATTAGTAGTATCAGATAGAGTTGCATTTCTAAAAGCCTGTGCAAGATTGTGCGGGGATAGTGCAGTATCAATCACTGGAGATATGGACTTTGAAGAAAGAGAAAATACTATGCAACTAATAAAAGAAAATAAAAATATTTTATTTGGAACACAGTCAATCTTTTCTGAAGGCATATCTTTGAATGACCTGAGTTGCCTAGTACTAGGTACTCCTGTCAATAATGACCCCCTTCTTACACAGTTAATTGGTAGGGTTATAAGAGATAAAGAAGGAAAACAACAACCAGTAGTGGTTGATATACATTTAAAAGGAAAAACAGCAGCTCGACAAGCAAATGCTAGAATGGGCTACTATATAAAACAAGATTACGAGGTAAAAATATTATGAGTGTAGAAGTACAACTTAACTTAGAAAAAATGAGGCAAATGAAGATATTTCTTGCAACTCCAATGTATGGTGGTATGTGCCATGGTATGTACACAAAGTCTTTAATGGACACAACAAATGTAGCAATGCAGTATGGAATACATATTCAGATTTATTATTTGTTTAATGAATCTTTAATTACTAGAGCAAGAAACTATTGTGTAGCAAACTTTTTAAAATCAGATGCTACCCATTTACTTTTTATAGATAGCGATATACATTGGAGCGCAATGGACTTGATGTATATGTTACATATTGTATCAGAAAAGCCAGAACTATATAGAATTATGTGTGCATTATATCCTAAGAAAACTATTGCTTGGGAGAAAGTATTGAAAGCAGCACAATCAGGAGACTATGACGATAAACCATGGGAACTAGAAAAATTAGGAGGGGATATGGTATTTAATCCTTTACCTGATGAGTACCCTGATGGAAGAGCACCCATCAATGAACCAGTAAAAATTAAAGAAGGTGCTACTGGATTTATGTTAATAGAAAGAGGTGTTTTTGAAGAGTATGCAACAGCTCATCCTGAATTACTATATACTCCTGACCATTTAAGAGAAGGAGAGTTTGCTTTAAATGAGAAGATTCATGCTTTCTTTGATTGTATCATAAATGAACAAAACAGGTATCTATCAGAAGACTACATGTTCTCCGAATATTGTAGAAATCTAGGCATGGATATATGGGCATTACCTATGATAGAACT